CAAAAACTTGTCTTTTGCTTTCTGGAGCCATCTTTGATCATGTCTTTCATCTGGATGTTTCATCCACATTTCGGTGAGTTTCCTTGGATATTCAATCATCTTGTTGGTGTGCTTCAGAAATATGAAATAGGCCAAGTTTTTCATGTGAGGCATGTCTCTGAATAGATCAGTGTAGATGCTGCAAAATATAGTTGGAATGTACTTTTGAGCCCATGTTGTCATGTCATATGAGTTTTTGACCATCTGCACTGGAGCACCCTTTTCAAAAAGAGAAAGAACTTCCTCATAATCTCCTCTCATCATGAGTCTCTTGTCTTTGCCCTTAGTCAAAATCTCTCTCTTGTCTGACTTTGACAACAACCTACAGACTTCCTCAACTATGTTGAACAGAATTCTAGCCTTGATATACAGTATCATGATTTCTCGAATGCCACCAATCTGCCCCTTCTTGAAGATCTGGATCATGACATCAAAATCTTTATTGCCCTCACCAGAAAAAGTCATTGCAACTTGAAAAGCCTGAGTTAGCTTCTCGTCTCTAACAATTTCAGCAACAAGTTCAACTGCTTTTGTCCTCTTCCCTACTTCTTCTAATGCCTTCAGGTCTTTGTTATCCATCCGGTGACAAATTGTCTTAACAGATGCTTTAAAGGTTGCAAACTCACTAAGGTTCTTCGAGAGAATTTGATTAATCTTTGAGTGGGTCCTCCAAGAGTTGTCTGGTGCAACATTGTCGGGGTGTCTAGCTTGAAGCCTCATACCAACCTGAACAGCTCTACGAGAGAAGTAGTGGCTCTCAGGGTTAGGTGACTTTATGTGAGATATATCCTGAGAAACTGTTGTGTTACCCATGATGTAAGAAAGTTTGCCGGTTGGGGTCTTCCGTCTAGCAATTTCCTCATCGTACTTTTCTTCTTCTTTAAGCACCTTGTCAAGAATGCTTAGAGCATCTTGAGCTGGATTTTGTCTATCTTTGTTATACATCATGCACCAGTAAATTTCATTGAGATTGTAAGCGATAGGGACGAAACCTCCTTTTGTTATCAATCTGGGCAACTTCCCCACAATGCCTGTTGTTGTTTCATCATAAGCACCAGTTTGGTCATCTTGTCTGGCTTTGGATATACTGATAAAGTCTGCCAAGTTGTTTGTTGCAAGGATGAGAACAGCTTTGTATGCTCGTTGCAACATTGTCGATTGTATCACAGACCCAACTCGACTAGGGAACTTTTTCATGATGCCGGAGAACTGCTTGTCACCCAAGGCCTTCATCCACAGGTATCTTATGGTTTGATTTGTAAGTGAAGTCAGTTGTTTGTCCTCCAGATATGTCAACACCATTAGCTGATAATTTCCTGTCTTAATTTCTGACCTGCAAGCACCTTGTAATGATAACCCAGGCTCCACTAGCCGTTCTGCACATGCAACACTAGAGATCAAAGTGCGATCAAAGGAACGGGACCAGTGCTTCAACCTATCAGTGTCAACTGATAACCACTCCGATTCCCAATGGTCACCGACAGGCAACCATGGAGCAGACAAGGGATTTATTATAGGTCTAATGAATGAGACTATTTTTACAAACTCTGTGTTAGATTCAGTCCGCAATTGAGCGCCCGGCGCTATCAGGCAGAACACTCCTCTGAATCCTGTCCCACAGATAACATATTGTCTGTTCTTCCTTCGCCTCATGCTATTTATGACAATCTCCTGGGAAAGTCTCTGATAAAACTTGGCTAGCCCAGCGTGGGGGCTCTGAGTGTGTAATTCATAGAGGTGATTCATGGTTGTCTCCATCACTGAGCCAAGTGTTTCAGGGTCCGGAAAGGCGGGATCTCGCAAGCTGACCCCAGTGGATGTGTCCTCTATAGTCTGAATCAGTTGATCGAGCTGTATTTCATGGTCCTGTGAGATGGATATATGTGTCGGTGGTTTTCTCTCTTGCTTTAGGCCAAGCTTCCGAATGAGTGACTTTCTACCAGGCCCTTCCATCTGCTCCTTTTGAAGTTGATCATCTGATAGGGAAAGCTTAACTGTCTTGTTATCGTCAGGATCAGAGTGTTGTAAAAAAGCCTTTATCATGTCTAGATAACCTCCATGATGGCTAGTTGATCGAAGCTCTTGCACAATTTGCTCAAACGTCACATTGACTTCAATGAACTCAGCTGGAGACCCAAGCTGTAAGACCCTTGGCAGTTTGTCAGTCGTTTTAGGCCTTGTGGAGAAATCCTCCCAAGAACTTTTGAG